GCGGTAGCCGGGGGCGCAAAGGTCCGCGTGAACGCTGTTGTCGTCGGGCAGATCGGCCCCGCCCTCATCCTCTAGCCAGTCTCGCAGCCGCGACCACATTTCCGCGCGCCGGTTCTTAGAACCAGGCACAAGCTCGCCGCGTTCGTTGGTCTTCTGAAGGTCTTGCGGCGCCCCGCCGAAGTTCACTTCGACCACCAGCGTTGAGTAGGGCTCGCCGAAGTCGCGCAGGATATCGACCACGCCCGAGCCCTGGCCGCCCACGTCTATGAACACCCGCACCGGCTGGTCTTGGTCGATGATCGACTTGACCCAGTTCGCCCCGGCTACGTTGTCGATCCGGTGCTTGCGGCCGATCTTGTGAACCTTCCGGCCGGTGCGCCACGCGATGCAGAACGAGTCGTCGCCGAAGCGCGCCGGGTCCACGCCGATGACCAGCGAGCCGATGGCCTCGCATTGCCGCTTGCGGGCGTCCTGAACCAGCCGCGACGGGATGAAGGACTCGTGGCCGGTGGCCTGAAACGCTTCTTGGGCCGAACTCGGGTACTCTTGCTTGAACCTCGCGGGGTCCTTCAGTTCGGCGATCTTCGCGCGCCGCCACGCCAGCTTCGGCAGGCTCAGGTCGTAGAGCTTGGCCTCATGTTCTTCCTCGGCCGTGGGCTCGAAACTTCGGGGCGGCGCGCGCTCATATTCGTCCGACCAGAACCAGGGAACAAAGATCGGGATGTAGTCGCCGTCTGAAGCCTCGGCTTGAGTCCATCTTTCGTGGAACTCCCCTCCGATCCCGTTGGCTGTGGACTCTAAGATAACCTCCGTATCCGGCAGATCGGGGACGGCCTGAACGACGCCCGCGAAGTGGTCGGCCGCACCCGGCCAGAACCCGACTTCGGAGCCGTGGAAGCATTGCAGGGTCTTCGACCGGCCGACCGCCTTGGCGCCCGCCGTGCCGACCCCATAGCCGCTGTCCAGGCTGGGGAAGTTCATTTCTTTGGCGTTGGCCGCCCCGGTCTTCAACCGGCCTTCCTGGGGGCTGTTGCGCCAGAAACGTTCGACCATGGAAAACAGCGTGTCGGTGGCGGGCTGTTCGTGGGTCAGGATGAACACCGACGTTCCCTGAAAGAACTGGGTCCGGTGGTAGAACCGGCCGCCGACGTAGGTTGAGACGCCCTGCTGCCGGGCCTTCAGGATCAGCGCACGGACCTTGCCGGTGTCGGCCTTCTGCCGCTCAAGCCGGTCATGAATGAACTGCTGGGCGCTGTTGAACTTGAACGGTTCGATCAGGCCCGCCTTGGTCTTCACCTTCAGACAGCCTGAGGCGAAATGCGGGTAGCTGACCTTCCACGTCTGAAGCTGTTCGCGCTGCTCTGGCGACAGGGGCCGCTGCATCACTTCAACTGGTGAATCGCCTCATCGAGCGGGATGAAGCCAACGCGAATGTTCTGCTCTACGCGGTCGCCGAACCGCTGCGGATCGAAGCGTGCGGCCGTCTTCAGGCGTGTCTCAATCCGCAGCCGGTCGCGGGTGACGGCGGTGTTATTCCCGAAGCTCTTGCCGTCGCTTTCGATCAGGTCGCGGCTGTCATCGTCGGCGATTTCGACACACTGATGCATGAACCGGCTGGCCCGCATCGCCTCGGCCTGAGCGAAGGCCTCATCGAACGCCCGGTGACGGTAGCGCCATTCATAAAGGGTCTTCACCGTAGGCCAGCGGTCGGCGTGCTGGCGGCAGAGGCTTTCAATGCTGAGGTCCGACGCGCCGATGGTTTCGCAGACCTCGGCCGCCAGCGATTGCGTGTAGGTCGGGCCGACACCAGGGCGCCGCTGCTTCACCCTGGCCGGGTCAAGTACGACCAGGGAGTCATCCTCGCCGTCCTTCACGGATCACCGATAGGGGTTGTTCGGTGGCGGGGCTGAGTTGTCCTTCGGGCTCACGCTCGAAAAGTTGGCCTTCTGGCTGCCAAGGCTCTTGGTCTTCGGCGATCCGTTCAGGGTGTCTGACCGCTTCGGTGACGTGCTGCCGCCGAACGCCTTGGTGGTGATCGGGTCACGCTGGGTCTTGCTGGGGTTGTCCATAGCTGGCCTCCGGGACAAGCGATGGCACCGGACCCGAAGCCTGTTGCGCTCGGAGCGCAAGGGCCTCTGGCGCCTTCAGCCGGTGGCCGACATGCCAGCCGTCGCAGTGGGCGCAGCGATAGGCGACCAGGGACTCGCGGCAGCGCTGCGACATGCGCCGCGCGTGCTTCAGGGCTTGGGCGTGCTGATAGGCTTCGAACCGCGTCTTGCCGAAGCAGGCCGCCGCTTGTTCGCCGTAGCTCTGAAGCTCAAGCCGCCGCATGAGCCGCCCCTGTCAGGTCCAGGTGGAATCCGCAGTAAGGGCGCGGCGAGCCCGGCCGCACCGGGCCGCAGCAGGCCCGCATTCCGTCGCGGTCTTCGGCGACGATGAAGGCGCATTCCCACCGGCCGCGATCCGCGAAGGGCTTGGGGTCCGACTGTGGCCCCGGCCGGTCTACGACCTGGGGCGCGGCCTTCACCGGCTGGCGGTAGGCCGACTTGAACTGCCCGGCCAGAACCAACGTCGCCGTGTCGCGTGGCGGCAGGCCAAGATCGACCCGCCGACTGCGTACCGCTGAGGCGGTGATCGGCGACCCGATCCGGGCCGCGATTTCAAAGCTCGACAGGCCAGCTTCGCGACCCGCAACCAGCATTGCGTCCATGTCGGTTGTCCAGATCATGCGACTGCCTCAAGGCCAAAGGGGATGGGGTCATCGAAGGGGATTTCGTCGCCGCTGCTGATGAAGCGCGGCAGCTTCGAAGTCAGGCGTCGGCCGGGGACCTCGGCGGCGGGCTGAAGCAGCGCGGCCGGTATGGCGTCGATCAGGTTGGCGACCTCGGCCAGCGTGAAGACCTTCAGGTAGCGGCCGTCCACGATCACCTTCGACTGCTCGGCGTTGGTCTGAACGAACGCCGCAACCGACCCGTCGCCCAGGCGCGCTTCCCAGACCCAGGGCGCGACCTCGCGATGGCCCGCCTCGGCCGCCGCGACCTCTAGGGCTGCCCAGCCCCGGATCATGGCCTGCGTCTTCTGCTCGACCAGGGCCAGCGCGTCGGCGCTCACCACCGGGGCTTCCCAGGCCGCCTGTAGGGCTTGGCGCCATGTCGCCTGTTGGCGCCGGAACCGGGCCAGCAGGATCGGACCAGCCAGCAGTTCCAGCCGTCCGCAGCCCCAGCGCCGTTCGGCTTCGCCACGCGCGTTGTCGGCCGCGTCGAAGAACCCTTTAAGGGTTGCGCTGTCTTCCGGCGACGGCATCAAAAATCATCCTCAGGATCAGGGCCGTTCCAGCGCGCTTCAGCGGCCGTGCGGGCGATTTCGGTTCGGCGCTCAGGGGCCTTAGCGGCGATGCGGGCAAGGCCGCCTGCGGCTTGCGGCGACAGGGTGTCGCTGACTTTTGAGTCAACCGGCCGGGCCTCGTGCTGGGCGCACCACCAGTCGGGATGCACCACCGGGAACGGGGTCCACATATCGTTCCGCACATCGCGAAATTGCGATGGCGGCATGAAGTGGCAATGGCCCATCGTGTCTTCAAATTCGTAGAACCGGCAGGCGTCACAGCGGAGCTTCATGTTCGGCCCCCTTGGTCTTGAACCGGCTGGTGATCCTGGCCTTGCGCTCAAGCTCTGCGGCGCGCTTGTCGGCGAACTTCTCGCGGACCCCGGCCGCCATGTTCCAGGCCCGCTGGCCGTCTTCGATCAGCCAGCCGCCGCTGACGAACCCGGCCAGCTTGGCGCGCATTTCCCACTGAGTTTCGACCCGCCCCAGGGCGCGCACGTTCGATTGCAAGTCGCTGATCGTGTAGCGCTCGCGGTCGTCGGTCAGGATGAAGCTGGCGACCGCCTCGGCGTTGTTGTCGAGGTCGCCCAGCACGTCCTGATAGAAGGCCCGGCCGTGGGGGATGAAGAAGTCCGTCAGCAGCCGCCGTGCGCGTTCAACTGTCGCCTTCCCGACGTGCAGCGAATAGGCGTCGTCCCTGTTTTCAAGGACATGGAGCAATGTGCTGAGACTGCCATGGTAGCCGGGCAGCTTGCCGACCCAGGAACAGAAGGCCTGCGATATCCCCTCAGACAGGTCTTCCAACTCGTTGATTTCGCGATTGAACTCGTCGGCCGTTACCAGGGCGTCGTCGGTCATGTAGAAGGTCTGCGGCGGCCGGGCGATCAGGCCTCGGATCAGGTCGGCGTAGCGCAGCACAACCACGTCGTTATCGAGGTCGCCGGGCGCTGAGCCGCGTTCGATCAGCACCGGCAGGAAGCGCTGCGTCAGGCCGTCCGACATGAGGTCTTCAAGCTCGCGGAACCGGCCGGGCTGTGTCCCGCCCAGGAAGGCGACGCAGAGGTTTTCGATCATCTTCGACTTGCCGACCCGATCAACGGCCATCGGCCCGCCGTTGTGCGCCATCAGCCAGAAGGCGCGGTCGCCGCCCGACCCACTGTTGCTGTAGCGGTCCAGGCTGCCGACGAAGCTCGACAGTTCGTCGTGAACCACCAGCAGCCCGCGCGCCTGCCGGGTGAGGATTTCGCTGACCGCTTCGACCGTCGTGTCATTGACGATGAAGCGGGTTGGCGGTGGCGGCTTGGCGCCCCGGTCGCCCTTCTCAAGCTCATTCCAGGCTGCCGTATCCTGGGCCTGTTTCGCCCAGAACTCATATTCGATCCGGCGCAGCGGCTTCAGCGCCGCCGTCATGATCGGGGTCTTCTTGGTGGCGCTTTCGCCGAC